CAGCAGCTTGCAATGGAGAAAGAGCAAGTTGAGATTGAAGAGCGTAGAAGCCGCACTGCGGAAAACTATGCTGATGTTCTCAAGACGCAGGCTGACATTGAACTTGGTCAGGACAAGCTAGATACAGAACTCCAGAAGGAGATTTTGGATCTTCTAGCAGCCCGCGCTAACAAGCAAAACGGGAGTGATAATGGCGCTACAGAATCAGGAAACAGAGAAGTTTTACAGCGACCTGTTCAGCCTAACCAGCCAAGCTGAGTGGCAGACGTTCAGTGACTATTGCGAGGAGTTACTAAAAGGAAAGACAGATACAGCGTTAGACCTAGACACCCTTGAGGACTTACACAGAACTAAAGGGCAAGCAGAAATCTTACGCATGGTAGTTTCTTTTAGAAACATCTTAGAATCACAGTATCAATACATTCAGCTAGAAGAACAGGCTAATGAAGATTTTTGATATTAAATGCAAGTCGTGTTTCTACACTTGGGAAGATATGGCGAATGATACGTCTGATATTTTCTCTTGCAAGAAGTGCGGTGAACTTGCTCAACCAGTAATCAGTGCGTGCAACTTTAGTTGTGACGGGACTGATCCGGGTTTCCCCACGGCATACGACCGCTGGGCAAGAACCCATGAAGCCAGAGCGCGGGCTGGAGAATAGCTCTAACGCTTTGATTAAATTCACTCCTACAACCCTTTTCATTGTCATAAGGCAGGAGATATTAGATGAACGATAGAATAGTGGATCGGCCAAAAGAAGCAGAAGCAGAAGAAGGCGAAGAGATTGTAGACCCGATGGTAGATCAAACAGAGGATACCGAAGGTTTAGAAGTATTGGAGCCGCAGGCAACAGAGGAACCTCGTGTTCCTGAGAAGTTTCAGAACAAGTCATTTGACGAAGTTATTGATATGTACCAGAATCTTGAAAAAGAGTATGGGCGTAAAGGTAACGAAGTCGGAGAGCTTAGGAAACTTACAGACGAGCTTCTACAGCTAGAAATCCAGCAGAAAAAGAACAACACTGAGCGCGTTGCCTCTCAAGAAGAGGAAGTGTTGTCTGACGATGATTGGTTTTCCTCACCCAGAAAAGCGACTGATAAGTACCTCCAGAACTCTAGCCTCGCACAAGAGGTGAAGCAGCTAAAGGAGCAGCTTTCGAGCAAGGACAGAGAGAAGGCGCACGAGGCTTTCGTGCAGAAACACCCTGACTATCAGAACTTGACTCAGGAGCAAGGTTTTAAGGACTTTGTAGGCGAATCTAAGTACAGACTTGAACTTGCCCAAAAGGCAGATCAGTTTGACTATGAGGCTGCTAACGAACTCTTTGACCTGTACAAGGCAGTACGCGGATCTGGCAGTGCAGAAGAAGTGAGCGATGATGGCGGCAAGGCCAACAAGGAGGCTCGTAAGAGAGCGACACTTGAGGGCACCGGCAATCGCAACAAGGGAACTAAGAAAGTCTATAGACGTGCTGACCTTATCAAAATGAAAATGCAAGATCCCCAAAGATATATGTCTATGCAGGATGAAATTATGCAGGCTTATTCTGAGGGGAGAGTTAAATGAATCGTAGGAGATTTTAATCATGGCACTAGGTACTAATCACGTTACCTCAACCGCTGCGGCAACTTTTGTCCCAGAGGTTTGGAGTGACGAAGTAATCGCAGCATTCAAACAGAACCTTGTTCTAGCAAACCTTGTTAAGAACATGAACCATCAGGGCAAGAAGGGCGATGTCATTCACATCCCTGCTCCTGTCCGTGGCGATGCCAACCAGAAGACCGCAGAGAATCAGGTCACGCTCATCAGCAACACTGAGGGCGAAGTGCAGGTCAACATTGACAAGCATTTTGAGTACAGCCGTCTTATCGAAGACATTGTTGCTACTCAGGCCCTAAACAGCCTTCGTCAGTTCTACACTGATGATGCTGGTTATGCTCTGTCAAAGCGTGCTGATACCGATCTCGGTAGTCTTTTCGCTGGCTTCCAGGGCGGCACTGCTTACAGCGGCGCAGTTATTGGTTCAGACGGTAGCACGGCTTATGACGCTGCTGCTAACGGCGGGTCAGGCAACGGCGCAGCCCTTACTGATGCCGGTATCCGTCAGATGATTCAGACGCTAGACGATTCTGACGTTCCAATGTCACAGCGTTACTTGGTAATTCCTCCTGTTGAGAAGAACAACCTTCTCGGCATCGAGCGTTTCACCGAGCAGGCGTTTGTTGGTGAAGTTGGTGCTCAGAACAGCATCCGTAACGGTCGTGTTGGTAACATCTACGGTGTAGAGGTGTATGTCTCAAGCAACACCCCAACGATCACTGCTGATGATGGCAGCACCACTTATCGTGCGGCTGGCATGTTCCACGAGAGCGCAATGGTTCTCGTCACTCAGGTTGCTCCTCGCGTACAGACCCAGTACAAGCAGGAATACCTCGGCGACTTACTCACTGTAGATATGCTCTATGGTGTGCAGGAGCTGCGTGACGATGCTGCTGTTGTAGCAGCTGTTCCTTCTTAATAGCAGGTAGGAAACCCAAGCTGGGGGAGTTAGTAGCTCCCCCTAGCTTTTTAACAAGAGGTCTTTATGATTACAGTTGAAGATACGGAAACCGGCAATACCTTTGAAGTCACAGAAGACCACTGGGAGCAGAATCTTTGGCGGGTAAAACGCTACAAGAAGTCTGAACCAAAAAAGCCCGCAGGGCGACCTAAAAAGGCTTACACAGACGAAACTGAGGAATAATAATGGCTACCTACCTCTCAGCAGTAAATTCAGTCCTTAGGCGCCTTAGGGAGCGTGAAGCAACTTCAGTTAATAACAGCAGTTACACAAGGTTAATTGGCACGTTTGTAAACGATGCAAAAAGAGAGGTAGAAGACGCTTGGAATTGGACACATTTGAAAAGTACAGTTCGAGTTAACACTGTACCTGGATCATTTAGATACGAGCTTAACGGGACAGGTAACCGTTTTCGCTTGATTAATGACTATGCCGGGCGTCCGGCTGTTTTTAATAACACAGAAGACACTTTTTTGCAAAAGTCTCCCAGCACGCGCTGGATGTCGAGACAGTTAAACCATAATGATGTTACAGAAAATCAACCACATTGGTTTGAGTTTAATACCTTTACTAATGACAACGATGTTGTTGTAGATTTTTATCCTATTCCTGATAAACAATACTCAATTAACTTTGATTTGATTATCCCGCAAGACGATTTTGCCACTGATGGATCAGACGACCAAACAGTTATTGCTTGTCCCGTGCAGCCTATTATTTTTGGCGCTTGGTCAAGAGCTATTTATGAGCGTGGTGAGGATCAGGGCTATCTTTCTGATGTGGCTTTTAAAGAATTTCAAAACGCTCTTTCTGATGCAATTAGCTGGGACTCACAGAACACATCAGACGAACCTAACTTTTTTGTTGTATAAGTATGGCTAAATTACTTACACCTATTTCTGTTATTGGCCCGGGATCGTTTGGGCTAAACACTAAGTCTAGGGGTCTTGAAATTGGCTCTGAGTATTGCACTACAGCAAGAAACGCTGTTATCTCTGACACAGGTGTTATTGCCGCAAGACAGGGATTTAAAGCGCAGAACAGCACAGAGATTGCCAACGGCGAAAGCATTAAAGTTCTTCACGATTACATAGATACCATTGAACAATCTAGAATTATTTCTGCTGCAAATAAACAAATTTTTGAAGGTACTGTTTCACCAGTAGATATCACAGGAACGATTACAACACCCACTGATGATAACTGGAAATTTATAAACTTTGCAGGCAAATGTATTGGTGTCCAAGAAAATCACAAGCCTATTGTTAAAGAAAATTCTAGTGATTTTTCTGATATTAACTTTGATGTAGCTCCAAACGACCCTGTTGACGCTCTTTCAGCTTTTGGCCGAGTATGGTATGTCGACCAGGATAGACAGAGTATTAAGTACAGCGATTTATTGCAAGAAGATGTTTTAGATACAGGATCTTCTGGCGTACTGAATATGTATACTGTCTGGGCTAATGGAAACGATGAGATTGTAGCCCTGTCTGAATTTAACAACTACCTTGTAATATTTGGCAGAAAACAAATTGTACTGTTTTCTGGAGGTGAAGACCCAAACAACGCTTTGCAAATAGTAGATATTGTCAACAATACCGGATGCATAGCAAGAGACTCTGTCCAAAACATTGGGGATGATATTTTATTTCTTTCTGAGAAAGGTATTATATCTTTAGCCAGAAATATTCAAGCAGGTGGCGATGTCAGATCTTTACCTCTTGCAAACTTAACAGATAACGTAAGCGACTTTCTTTCTACGTTTTCTTTAGGCGAGCCAGCTTTTAATATTAAGTCTTGCTACAAGCCAGACGACGGATACTATTTAATTACTTTCCCTAACGCAGACAGAGTATTTTATTTAAACCTCAGATACCCAACACCTGACAATAAAGCAAGAGTGTTTGTCTGGACAGCGATTAACCCAACATCTTTATTAGTTGACAGACAAGACAACTTATATCTTGGTAAAGAAGGCGTTATTGGCTTATACGACGGATACTCTGATAACGGAGTAGAGTACGATTTCTTTTTTAAAACAGGCTTTACTTCTGGTGGAGAGCAAGATCGCACAGTTAAAAAGATTCCCAAGCAAGCTGTAATAATTTTAAAAGGCGGTTACTCTACTGAAACTACTTTTTTGTGGAGCTACGACTTTCTATCGACTGTTTATGACAACGAAACACAAGAAGTGGAAATAAACGCAGAAGGCGCAGAATACGGAGTTTCAGAATACAATGTTAATGAATACTCCAGGGTTAACCCTGTTTCTACAATAATTTACAGAATGTCAGGGTCAGGAAAGTCTATTCAGTTTGGCATCAGAGCAAGAATTATAGGCTCAGAGCTAGAGGTGCAAAGAGTGGATATGTATCTTAAGTCAGGAAAGGTTTCTAGGAGAGCCACTACATGAGCAATTACAACAAAGCTACTAACTTCGCTGTCAAGGATACTTTAAACAGTGGTGACCCTGACAAAATTGTTTCAGGCGCTGAAATTGATAATGAATTTAACGCAATTTCTTCTGCTGTAAATAGCAAAGCTGATAGCACTGAAGTACAGGCCTTGGCCCCTGTTCCTGCAGGCGGAATTATAATGTGGTCAGGCTCTATAGGTACTATCCCAACAGGGTGGGCGATTTGTAATGGTCTGAACGGAACACCAGATTTAAGAAACAAATTTGTTGTTGCAGCAGGTGACACATATAGTCCTAATGATACTGGTGGCGAAAATTCTGTACAGCTTACAGAAAGTGAGATGCCAAGCCACAGCCATACAGCGGATTCCGCAGGCAACCACAACCATGGTGGATCAACGGGCACTGAAAGCCTAACAGGCAGCTTCGAAATAGCTCAGAGAAGAACAAGCAATGGCCTTTTTGACATGGCCAGAAACGAAAGCGGCGTGTTTTCTTTCGGGGGTATCACCGATCTAAGCGCAGATGGTGCAGACTCTGAATCCGATACAGGCTTTAGAATTATTGACTTTAACGCTAGCCATGACCATTCTATTGGGTCTGACGGTACGCACAGCCACAATATTTCAAGCGCAGGTAGCAACCAAGCCCACGAAAACCGTCCTCCGTATTATGCGCTGGCTTATATTATGAAGTTATGATACCGAGCAAAGTTCCGGTCGTCAATAAACCTAATTACACAATCTGGCTAGAAAATTACAAAAACATCGCCACATTTATCCACGCTGATGTTTATAAGTACAACAAGTCTGTTAGGCAAGAGTTTGGAAAAGATTTAAATAAACTGATGGACTTGCACCAGAATCCACTTTATGTCTTAACACAATCAGATAACAAGAAGCTGAAGAAATTTATGAACATTTATGGACTAACACTAGATCACAAACCTTTCTGCAATGACGGCATTGAGAGAGAAGTCTATCGGTTAGATAGGAGAGTATAATGGGCGGTGTAGTAGACGCAGTAGGCGGTTTGTTTGGGGCAGGCGGTGCTGGCGATGTGCGGCCACTTCAGTATCAGCCATTTAATGTCCAGTCAGCATTGGGAAGTGCGACTACCCAAGGGCAAAATGTAAACGCTCAGTTATCTCCTGAGTTACAAAGAATTTATGGCGGGCTGCTTGGCGGCTTACAGCCCCAAAATATTCCTAGTGCTCAGTCTTTTATGGGACAGACTGGTGAATTACAGCAGGCATCTCAGGATGTGCTAGCACAAGCTCCTCAGTTCCAGCAGCAAGCTCAAGGGCTTCTAGGCAGAGCACAGAGTCAGTTTAACATTGCTAGAGATCCGCAAGCAGCTATTAATTTTCAGCGCGAGGCATACGGCCCTGAGTTAGAGCGCCAGCGTCTTTCGCAAGAGTCTCGTCTTTTTAACCAAGGACTGCTTGGATCAACCACAGGCGCTTTGAGACAGGAAGCAACTAGAGCAGGGCAAAACCAAGCGCTAATTAGAGGTGCACAAGGACAACAAGAGCAGGCTTTTCAGCAGGGCTTAGGTCTTCTTGGTCAGGCTACAGGATTGCAGCAGTTGGGTCTTGGTGCACTTCAACAGGGATCACAGCAGGAACTTGCAAGACAGCAGTTTGAGGCTGGTTTACAAGGACAAGCACAGAGCCAACAGTTACAGCAGCTACAAGCCGCACTGGGTCTTGGTCAGGCACCTCTCGGTCTTGCACAGCTTGGCGGTCAGTTTGGCCAGAGCCAGCTACAAGCAGCAGAGGGCACTGCCGGGCTTAGACAACAGGCTGAGGAAAATCAGGCTAACTTCTTTAGTGGCCTAGTTGGGGCTGGCGCTTCATTTTTGTCTGACATTAGGCTTAAAAAGAACATTACTCCAATCGGCAATGGCCTTTATAGCTGGGAATGGAATGAAAGAGCCAAGGAAATTGGTGCAGACGTTTACCCAACTACAGGTGTCATTGCTCAGGAAATTATGGAAATCTACCCAGAAGCTGTGTTTGAAGGCGAGCACGGTTATCTAATGGTCGACTACAGTAAGGTGGCTTAAATGGCAAATGGTTTAATGGGTCTATCAAATTTACTAGGCCAATCTAGTAATGCACAGTCAGGCGGTCTTATGGGTGGCGGTGTATTTAGCCAGCCAGAAAGCCGTGGACAAAGACG